ATGTTTCTACAATGGTCTAAAATTGATATCGGATACCCATCATACCTTGCTTTCCAGAGAGAAATCTTTCTCCACATGGCTGCGTGCGAAGCTGATCCTCGTTGTTTCGGTCAGCTATATACTAAGTGTCGTCGTTCTGGCTACACTAATGTATGCTCTGCTGTCCTTGTTGACGAAGCTAGTCAAGTTAAAGAGAAGCTTCTCGGCATTCAGTCGAAGACTGGTAAAGACGCGCAGGAGAATATTTTCATGAAGAAGATAGTCTCTATCTTTAGAGGCTACCCATTCTTTTTCAAACCTATCCAGGACGGTACCACGAACCCCCGTATGGAGCTGGCCTTCCGTGAGCCATCGAAACGTATCACCAAAAAGAACAAGACGTCGCAGCGTGGGGACGCCCTCAATACGGTAATCAACTGGAAGAACACCACGAACAACGCCTATGACGGGGAGAAGCTACATATGCTGTATCTCGATGAGGCTGGGAAGTGGGAGAAACCTACTGACATACGCGAGGCATGGCGTATAGAGCGTACCTGTTTGATCGTAGGTAAGCGCGTAGTAGGTAAGGCGTTGGTAGGCAGTACAGTAAATCCTATGGATAAAGGTGGGGAGGAGTATAAAGGTCTGTGGAACGACTCCGACCCTAACGAACGCAATAATAACGGACGTACACGATCTGGGCTCTACCGCATCTTCATCCCTGCATACGAAGCCCTAGAAGGGTTCTTCGATAAATACGGGAACCCCGTAGTGGACGATCCAGAAAAGGAGATAGAGGGTGTGGACGGACTCCCCGTAGACCAGGGAAGTCGTAAGTACCTGAAAAACGAGCGTCACTCTTTTAGGGACGATCCCTCGGAATTAAACGAGATCATCAGGCAATTCCCGTTTACCGAGGACGAGGCGTTCAGGGATAGTATCGAGGGTAGTCTGTTCAATATCGGTAAGATATATCAACAGATTGAGCATAATGATAACCTATACCCTAACCCCGTGGTGCAGGGTAATTTCGTTTGGAGAGTAAAGGACGAGGAGGTTGTATTCTCCCCAGACCCGAACGGAAGGTTCCGCGTAGCGTGGCTACCGCCAGACCACCTCAGAAACAAAAAGGCAGACGATCGGGGTAAGCGTGTAGCCCCCAACGCACATATAGGTGTAGGTGGGGTTGACTCCTATGACCTGGATGCTACTGTAGACGGGAGAGGGTCTAAGGGGGCTCTGCATATGTACAACAAGTTCAATATGGACGTACCTCCGAATATGTTCGTAGTGGAGTATGCCTCTCGTCCAGACCTCGCCAGTATATTCTATGAAGACGTACTTATGTGTTCGTTTTTCTATGGGTACCCGCTTTTGATAGAAAACAATAAATACGGGATAGCAAGGTACTTTGAGTCGAGAGGATATGACGGTTATCTCATGGACCGCCCAGACTATCTGAAAACCCCGAACTCGTCAGCAAACGTAAGAACCAAGGGGATACCGTCGAACTCTCAGGACGTCATTCAGTCGCACGCCCAGGCTATCGAAGCGTATATCCACGACCACGTAGGTGTAAACGCAGAGGACGGGGAGATGGGTAAGATGCTGTTTAACAGGACTTTAGAGGACTGGATAGGGTACAAGATAGACAAGCGTACCAAGTTTGACCTTACGATTAGTTCTGGATTGGCCCTTCTCGCAGCTCAAAAAGAGAAGAAAGAAAAACCAAAAGCGAACTTCTCAGACAAGAAATTTATCAGGACCTACACGCCAAAAGCCTGGCACTTGTAGTTTTACTATATTTGCATTGAGTTAAAATAACTCCACTCATTGCAGATGTACAAAAATAATAATAATTCTTCTAGCTTTCCAGATCCATTGGCTACCTCCGACATAAAGGGAGGGCTGGACTATGGGCTGAAATATGCTAAGGCTATATATCAGCAGTGGGGGAAGATAGATAAGCAGGATTCTGTTTACGGGAATCGAAGAAAGATATTCGAGAGAAACCGTAGATACGCAAACGGTACGCAGGACACGGCGATATACAAGTCGTTGCTCACCTCCCTGGACCCAAATAACGGTGACGGGAGCATGCTCAACCTGGACTTCACCCCAGTACCTATCCTACCCAAGTTCGTAAGAATTGTAGTAAACAAGATTCTTTCGCTCTCCCCATACCCAAATCTAGAGGCTATCGACCCGCTCTCTTCTTCCGAGAAGGATAAAGAGCGCCGCAAGCTAGAGATGATGATTGCCGCTAAGCAGGAGCTGGCTAAGATCGAGGAAAAGACAGGGGTAAGCGTAGGGATGAAGACGAAGGATATCCCAGAAACGCTGGAGGAAGCCGAGATATTTATCGGCAATAATATCAAGTCGTCCTCTGAGATTGCTGCTCAGATCGCCACTAACCTTACACTTGAGTGGAATGACTTCAACGATACCACGCTTCGTCGCTGCGTAAATGACTTAGCCGTACTCGGTATGGCGGTTGTCAAACGAACGAACGATCCTAGCTATGGTATTAAAACAGATTATATCGACCCTATCAACTTTGTCCATAGCTTTACTGAGGACCCTAACTTTAGTGACCTTGTATATGCTGGCAATGTTCGATATATCCCTCTACACGAGCTTAAGCGTATGGCTGGGGATCAGTTTACAGAGGAGCAGTATAAGAAGATCGCCCAGGACGCCCAGAAGAAATACGGGTATGACATAGCAAAGCTCAACCAGTCCTCATACGACAGGGTAAATAGCGTGACTAAGTTCGGGTATGACGAGTACATGATCGAGGTGCTTGACTTCGAGTTCATGTCTGTGGATTGCGAGTATTACGAATCGAAAGAAAGCCGCTACGGAAATATCGGTTTCTATTCTAAAGGAGAGAACTACAAGGTCCCACAAAACTCTGTATTCAACAGAGACGTCATGAAGATGGAGAACGCTACGCTGTATGGTGGTAGCTATATCCTCGGTACGGACTTCTTGTTTAACTACGGAAAGAAGCACAACATACCTAAGAATATCCACGATATCTCCAGAACGAATCTTTCGTACTCGTCGTGCGCTACGAACATCCTGGATATGATGCCTAAGTCTATGGTGGACAGCTGTATCGGCTTTGCCGACCAGTTGCAGCTTACGCACCTCAAGATTCAGCAGGCGGTTGCCAAAGCAAAGCCAGACGGTATCATCATCGATATCGAGGGGTTGGAGAACGTACAGCTCGGAAAAGGTGGTGAATTGCAGCCGCTGGATCTGCATGATATCTACGAGCAGACGGGTGTCTTCTACTACAGAAGCAAGAACCCAGAGGGTGGTTTCCAGAACCCGCCAATCAGAGAGATCGGCAATAGCATCCGAAACATCAACGAACTTATCGGTCTGTACAACCACTACCTGAGAATGATTCGTGACGCTACGGGGATTAACGAGGTTATGGATGCTTCGTCACCCAAGACGGATGCTTTGGTCGGGGTTAGACAGCAGGCTCTGGCTGCGGCAAATAACGCTATCTACGACATCACGAATTCGTCTATGGTACTTTACAAGAAAGTATGTAGCGATATCGTGAAGTGTATACAGGTAATCCATCCAGACTCTATTCTGTACCGCATCTACGAGAATGCTATCGGGAAAGAGAATATGAGTGTGCTTAGCTCATTTAGAAACCTGGCTATGTATAACTTCGGTGTGCGCGTAGTGAAGGAGATGGAGGAGGCGGAGCGTCAGTACCTGGAGCAGAATATCCAGATAGCGCTATCTCAGAAAGAGATCGACCTAGAGGATGCTATTGCGGTACGTCAGCTCAAAGATATCAACCAGGCAGAAAGGCTGTTAATTGTTCGCAGGAAAAAGCGTATCGCTATGAACCAGCAGATCGCTATGCAGAACTCGCAGCAGCAGGCTCAGATTCAGCAGGCCTCGGCTCAGGCTACGTCTCAGGCCAAGCAGCAAGAGATGCAGATGCAGGCTCAGCTAAACGCTCAGGAGATGCAGCTCAAGATGCAGCTCGAAGCTCAGCTTGAGGAGGTGAAGCATCAGTTTAGAAAAGAGATTGAGATGATTAAAGCGCAGGCTACGCTTGGCTTTAAAGAAGACGACAAGAACTTTAAAGAAAAGCTTGAGGTTCTTAAGGAAGACAGGAAGGACGAGCGCGTGAAGAAACAAGCTACAGAGCAGAGTAAACTCATCTCGCAGAGACAGGGGGATCGAGGGGAGCTACCAGAAGAATCAGGAGATATTACATCACAGATATTAGGACAATAAGATGGCTAACAAACTTAATTTAGACCAATCCCAGAGAGTAGATATCGTTTGCAGAAAGAACGATACGTTTGCCTTGAAACTACAGATCAGCGATGAGACAGGCGCCTTGGTCGACTTGAGTGGTACGGGTGATGACGCTTATAACTTTGCTATGGAGGTAAGAGAGGCCGACACGGATAATTCTACGGATACGAATCTCTCTAAGATGTCTACCGAGTTCGCTTCTGGTACTACAGGCAAGATTACAGTACAGGATGCTGGATACTCTTCTGGAGAGGTGATTTTTGAGTGTGCTCATGGGGACATGAATGTTGATTCTGGCTTGTACGTATATGATATCCAGCAGAAAAAAGGAACTGCACCTAACACTATCGTAGAAACCATCCTGTACGGTACTTTCCAGATTAACGAAGACATTACGATTACAGCCTAATGGCCCGCGTAAAAATCCAGATAACAACCCCATCTAACAATGTGATCAAGGTGTCGCCTGGGGTATCTGCGCTCTCTAGCGTGCAGCTCAGTCAATTGTTAGACGTCAACGTTTCCAATTTACAGGATAATCAAATCTTGAAATACGACGATAGTGAAGAGGAATGGGTCAACGCTTCGTTGCCTATTGCGACTACGGGTGATTTCCTGACACAATCCGAGATTAGTGGTTACACTGTCTTGAGCACATCGTCAACTCCTTCTTTTAACAGCATTACAAGCAACGGCGATTTAATCGTAAGCGGAAATATTTTGTTATTGGGCAGCGGTACCAAGCTGATCCGACCTTTGGACTTAGGGAATACCGCTGGACCGCTTACGATTCAAAGCAACGGCGATTTGGTAATTGAGCTAGACCAAGATAACAATGAACCAAGCAAGGCTTTCATAGTAAAGAACGGCGGCGACGCTGAAGTTTTTAGAGTTACTGAGGAAGGCAACGTAACAATAAATCAGCAATACGTTTTGCCATCGTCTGACGGTGGTACGGATTATTTTCTCAAAACTGACGGCAGCGGGCAGTTGTACTTTGCTACGCTGTACGGCACGAGCGGCAATACTGGCGGGTCGCCTCCACCTGCTATTGATACGCTGGCGGAGTTGCTCGATACAGATATTTCCAATTTACAGGACAACCAAATCATACGGTACGATTCGGTAAGCGGCAAATGGCTGAACGAAGACTTAGAAGCCTTGCCTGCTGGAGGCACTACGGGTCAGGCGCTTGTAAAGGCGAGCGGCACGGATTACGATGTTGAGTGGGCTGACATTGCGATTGACGTTCAATACCATCAGCGGTACGATACAGAAGCGGCTGCGCTACGTTCAGGCGCTACGGAAACGGTCGAGCTGTACTATACGGCGCAGGCGGACGGCGACGGCTTAAGCGAATCGGCATCGAGCGATACGCCCAGCGCGGGGAATGTGATTCGGCGGAAGTTGTGGTATGCAGAGAAAGCGCAGGCCGATCCCGACACCTCAGCCGATTGGACGCAGTTCGCAGATATTGCCGACGACACGACGTTCGCAAACGCGAAGGCGGCTTTACTTGCTTACCTGAAAGAACGCACGGGCGGAACTGTACCGATTTCTTTGAAGATGACGTGGGAAGATGTTGCAGCCACCAGTTACTTGCTTGACGATTACAGCGGTGCTGCGGCTGCGTATTCATTGCGTTTATTATCCAGCACCTATACAGGCGACGCAATTAACGTTTGGAACGGCACCAGTTACGCAGATATTGGATTTGACGGAAGCG